TTAACGGGTAGTCAAACGATCATATAACTCATTGGCATATTTATGATTGGGATGGTTCACATTCATATACGCCTCATAAAGAGGATGGGATGGATCCGATTCCATCCGCATGGCTTCCTCCGCAGGGGAAGGCGCCGCATTTCCTGTATGATGGAGAGGAGCTTCATCAAGCAGGCGTGATGCCTGGTACAACAGGCGGATTGCATCCGGATTGGAACCGAGTCCCGGATTATCCAGTAAAGCGTCCGCATCCACCCCTGTTTCAGAGGCAAGCCGCCGAAGAACGGCGGCAGCCCTGCCCATGTTGCGTTCATAATTGGCGCCCCATTCCTGCTGAAGGGATTGTTCCGCCTGCATTTCCATCTCCATCCGGGCATCTTCCATGTGCTCACGGGCCTCGTCATATGCCTGGGCCATTGTCTCCTGAAGAGCATTCATTGCCTCCGGCGGTACTCCGTAACGATAGGCCGTGCGGGCCATACGCTCTGCCAGCCCGGCATTCCATTCGCTTTCCGGCGTGGATTCAGGACGTTCCAGACGGTATTCTTCCTCCGACTCCGGCAATCCGGCCAGCCGGCGGAACCGCGCCATCTGTTCTTCATTCTCCACACCGGGATAACGTCGCAGGCGTTCCAGCTCCGCGTAACTCTTCGCCAGAGCCTCCGGCGTCTTAAACTTGGAAAGAGATTTCTCCATCCCTTTCAACTCATCAAACCGGGCGTACCAATCCGGAGCAAAACCTCCGTCCTCACCCAGAAGGGGAGGAAAAGGTTCAGTTTGAACTGCGGTTTCGGACAGTGCGTCCGTCTCCGGGGAAACGGCCCCGGAACCCTCCGCATCCCTGATAGGAGCGGCCATGCTGTTATCAATGGAATCAATCATCTTTCTCTTCTTCTGTAGTTTCTTTAATGGCTAATTGAAGCTGGCGGCGGATGTACAGAAAGATCTCCCTGTAGGCATCCCTCCTCATGGCATCCAGAGGATCGTAATTCCCCGGACTTCCTTGAAAAACGGGCAAATCAGTCTGGAAACGGGCTTCCAGAAAGGAAAGAGTCTCACGCCCGTCCGGGGTGTCAAACACCCGGAGAAGATGGCGCCTTTTGAAACGGGCCTCCCGGACGGAGGCCTCCTGCTGCAATGTCGTATCCTGGTTCATTTCTGAATCGCGGTTAACTGGTCAAGCAAGGGATTGAGGGAAGCATAAGGATCCTCTTCCGCCGGAGCCAGGGAGGCTCCCTGCTGGAGGTCCGCCCGTTCCTTCCGCATGGCACGGACATCGGCCCAGGGCCTCAGCATGCTCTCCGGGGCGCCGTCCACACGGGCGGACAGGCGGAAACAGTGGTCCCAGTCCACATGATCCGCCAAATCCGGGGCAGCCTGCATCATCATATTCAGCCGCTGAAGGCTGCGGTCCATCCCTTCACTCTGCAAGCGCCTGAGCACCAGGGCAATCTTTGACTGATAGACAACCCTGGGTTCTCCCACGGCAACGGAGCCGTCCCTCCCTACCCTCAATACCGCACGGGGTGGCCTGGGAAACTTGCCCATCCGGAACAGCAGGGAAAAAATGCGTGTCATTGTGGAATACAGATCACTCACAAACAGCGTGAAGGAAGGAGAAAACATCAAGACGCGCTCATTCTCCCGCGCCATGACCTCCGTGGCAGTCATATTGCCGCGGTGCCCGCTCCAAAGCTCCAGCATGGGCAGATAATAGGCACGGCGTATCGCATCCTGCTTCTGTGCCAGACGGTCCATCCCAACATCATACCTGCCCTGCGTAGCCCATTCCCGGGGAAGGTGAAGGGAAGCGGCCTCCGGGGTAATGACGGTCCTGCCGCCGGCCCGCAAATCCACCTCCCCAATCTGGTTGGCGAGCTCCAGAATACGGGGAAAGGCGGCCACCTCGCCAAGAGTGTCCAGAATACGGTTCAGGAACTGCACCTGCTGGATGGCGGGAAACACCAGCCTGCCGGGAGCCAGACCGTACGGGCCGCTGCCCCACTTCAAAAAGCGGGTTACCAGATAAGGGAACTCCATGTATCCCCCTTCCTCCACGATCACCTGGTCGTCCAGAGACAGGTAAACGCTTTCAAACGGCATGTGGGAGGCCTGCTCCCTGCGGCGGCTGCGCCGGGTGCGCGGGCGCACCACATGCAGAAACCTCAGAGTTGTGGCATACGGATTGCCTCCGCGCTCCAGAACTTCCCGAGCCTTGTGCCCCAGAGCTTTCACCCCGAACATGGAGCGTGCCTGATGAGCCGTGTAGGTAAACTCCCTGACGTAGGTATCCACCCGGCCTTCCGCATTCTCCGCACAGGCGAACTGTCCGCACGGAATATTGGTAAACAACAGCCTTCCGTCCGAGGATGTGCCCGTAAACAGACTTCCGGTCCCCAAAGCCACCCGGTCCAGAAAACACTCATGAATCTCCGTATAAAAATTGGAAACGGACAATTCTTTCAGGGCAATTTCCGAACACTGGTTATACCAGGCCTCCGCCTCGTCGCCTCCCCGGTCATCCGGAGCCGACCACTTGAACCATACGTCATGGCTGGGCGTAATATAGGACATATGGCCGCTGGCCAGCTTCTGGCATGCCTCCACAGCCGTAGTATCCGTCATGCGGTCCACGGCGTCCCTGTTGGGTAGGGAAACCTCCCCTTCCCGATTCAGGCGGCGAGGCAGCACGTAATCCCTCAGACGGTCCCACCACGTTTCCCATGGCGCGCGCTGGGCGGCCAGGGACTTGTACACGGAATTCAATTCCGCAACTCTTTCTTCCATGGCAGCGCCTATCCCAGAGTTTTCCTAAGCAGAGTCCGCGGATTAACCTCCCCCTGCCCGGCGGAAGAATGACGGCGCGCCAGAATGGTGGAAATCATTCCCTGCCTCTGCCGTTCCCGGGCCTGATAATCTTCCCCTACTTCTTGTTCCACGCTCTCCGCCTTGACCGGGATGGTCTGCTCTGGAGCAGAAGCGGAAGGTGTGGACGGTTTCATAAATCCCATAATTTCTTTTGCTTTCTATTCATGGTTGATACTGATTCCCCTTCCCTTCTGCCGGATATAAGGCTCCAGAGGATGCCGGACGCCCGCCTCACAGACAATCCATGCGGCGGGGGCGTCCTTTTCCCATGGAAGGAAAGGGAACTCTCCCCACCTGCCCGGGCAATCCGGGCAAGTGCTTGCATTTATCAAATAAACAAATCGGCAAAAAATGCACCTGAGGAAAAACCGGACGCATACATGCCATTGGTGGCATCAAAGAGGTCGCCTCCAAACGTGATGCATTCCGCATCCGTTTCCTCCAAAACATAGGGCACTATGATCAATGAATCCTTACTTCAGCCGGATACGCCATCCGCGCTGGACATCTGCAACGCGGCCCTCTCCAAAATAGGGGAGGCACCTCTGGACGCGCTGATTGCCAATAAATCCACGGCATCCCGCCTTTGCGTTCTTCATTACCATCCGGCCCGCAGGGAAACCCTTTGCATGGCGCGCTGGACCTTCGCCGCCACGCAAACCACTCTGGACTCCGTTTCCGCACAGGCGCCCAATTCCCTGACCCCCTATCAATTCACGCTGCCCGCAGACTGCCTGCGCGTGCTGGATGTGGAATGCTCGGAATGGAAAATGCAGGGACGCCGCATTCATGCTTCCTGCGCCCCGCTGCCCCTAAGCTACATTGCCGATATTGAAAACGCCGACCAATTCGATCCCCTCTTCATGGATGCACTGGCCACCCGGCTGGCAGAAAAACTGGCCATGCCCCTGACGGGCAACCAAAGCCTGCGCCAGAATCTTAACCAGGAATTCCATAAAATCATTCTTCCGCAGGCGGCTACCGTCAATGCGGTGCAGTGCTTTTCCAATGATTCCCACCCGCTGCTGGATTTGCTGAGAAAAATCAAATCGCCCTCTTGCCCGGAAGAATGTGAATAACATGAGAATAATAAGAAAATAACATAATAATAAGTTGTGAATACATGCTCATGAAAGCACTGGATTTCATACAGATATTTGCCTCCAACGTCCGCAGGCTGGACTTCCGCCTCAGCAGTGCCCAGGTCATCCTGGCCGTCATTGCCGGGTACAGGCGCCACAGCACCATTACGGAAGCCACACGGCTGCACCCTAATACCGTCACCAATATCCTGCAGGATCTCATTGCGCAGGGATATGTCAACCGTATTGGAGACGGTCGCCCTTATGTTTACCGGCCTACTGCGGATGGAGAACAGCTTGCCGGAAACCTGCTGGACAAAAATACATTCCCCGGCACATGAAAAATCCCCTGCTCAGTACGGAAGAAAAACGCCGCTGGTTGGCCCGCGTTTTCCGGGACGAGGACGGAGAATACTCTCAGGCGGACAAATTCAAGGCACTGGTGGAAGACACCAAACTGGCAGCCCTTCAGCAGGAAGAGGAGGAATTCAAACGCCAGCGGGAAATGGGCGTCGAACCGCAGGACCCCATCTTGGCTCTGCTCCAGTCCCTCCCCCCGGCAGAACTCAATCTCAATAATCACCCCTCTTCCTGACAACTTAACAAGATGATGGAACAAAAAAGCTCTCTAGACCAAACAAGCTCGGAGAGCTTTTTCTTTTCCAGATAAGTTACGTACTCCCTTGATCTTTATCAATGAAGGGTGGAAAGGGGTGAATTTAGGGTGAATAGGGGTGAACGCTAGAAAAATCAAGGGGTGCAAGCGTTGAGTGATCAGAGAAAGAGAGTGTGGAAAATGTCGGTGTCAGAAGAGGAAATTATCAAGCATCGTGGAAAATAATCATGGTAAGATGTCCCGCATGTGTACACCTGCATATTGCATCCCCTTGTATGGCTCCATGACTGTTATCTCGCCCGAAGACCGAAGGAAAAAGAATCCGCAAATTTATCATCTCCATGATACCGCTGTCGTGTTGATGTGGACAACTCGTGAGAGAAGCAAGACGACATGCTGGGTGCGGGATGTGCTCGACAACGTGTGGATTGTGATCAGGAACGAAAGAGAAGATGATTGAAAAGAAAAAGGCCGCCAGGAACAACCTGACGGCCTGAATTGTATCTGCCCAGTGGGCTAATCATCGCAACATAAAGCACGGACAAAAGGCGTCATTTCCTCGCCCTGATGATCCTCCAGCAGTTGCTCTATCCTTTCGTCAATGATACACAGGACAGTAGAATAGAGACCATCAGCATATAGTGACTGCTTGGTAGCGACAACAAGCATCTGGATGGCTAAATTGGACTGTTGACCATTGCGATCAATAACGTAGCAATTAAGCTTATCGCCCGGCGTTAAGGTTTTCATGATGGTTTTTCTGTTGTTTCAATCCGCGCCCCACAAGGGGGCGAAAAGAGTTAGAATGGGAATTGTACGGCGTTTTTCCATCCACGGGATGTGGAAGGATTGGGTACAGGGAACTCGTCAACGATGACGGCCCCATCCTTGGCAGCCATGAGCGCCTCAGGCCATGTGAGTGGATAGTCAGGATCACTCATGGCTGCACCTCCTGATCTGGCATCCATATATTACTGCGGAATCCCCGCTTGGTGGACTTATGCGGCCTAGGAGTGGGAACAATACGTACAGCCCCGACATGATCAGCCAGCCTGCCGGGCGGCATGGTGTCGCGGCGGGCATGCGGCTCGTAGGTCTCCTGGCCGGTCTCGGCGGCCAGCTTGCGGGCCTCTGATCGTCCCCGGTTGATGACGGTGTACATCAGCTGCCGGACGTGTTCCACGGCGGCCCAGTTGCGTAATGCCTGGTACACATCCCGGCCCGTGCAAGGCAGGTGCAGCTGGTCGCGCACGATCTCGGCCAGATAGTCCGGAGTTATCTCATAGCGTTGCATGGCATCATCAAGCAGGTGGATGGCCTTGTCCATCTCCGACCAGGTACGGTCCTTGACAGGCGCACAGCCAAGATAAGATGCCAGCCTATTATAGATAGGCACGTAGTGCTCCTGGGTGGCTTTGGTCAGTGACTCGGTGATCCCTGTGGCAGCCCAGACCTCGTCGTGCCTCCAATCCGTCAGAGACGGGAGGGGGCATCCCTGGGACTGGATACGCTTGTAGGCCTTGCCGGCCATAATGGACAGTACGGCAATCTGTCGCTTGGTAAGTGGCTTATTGCTCATGATCGGATTGTTATTCGGGATTTTGTAGAGCCTTGATCAGTTGTTGCCGCTGCTTGGGCGTCAGATAGACAAGAGTGGCTGTTGCTCCTCCTCTTTCAGTGCCTGTCCAGATAGCCAGCAGGATGCGGAAGCCATAGTCTTTAACCTCAATCTTGGTCATGCGCTGATCCTTTCCGCCGTGTCGGTTTTTGGTTCTACCCAGTAAGCCTCCGTCTGCTCAATGCGCAACCCTAGGGAGGCCAGCCGCTCGTCATCCAGTTCGGCCTTGAGTTTATCCTTGTCGGGCTTGGGGTCGGAAACTTTGAGATAGGAGGTCAGGCCCATTTCCCTGATTCTGGCGCAGACGGCCCCCCAGGTGAATTTGCGGGAAAGCAGTACCAAGGTGGGGTTGCCCAGCCGCCAGCCCCAGCGGGCTTTGCCAGTTTCGCCGGACTTGGCATCTCCTTGCAACAGATTTTCCCGGTTGCGGGTGGCGTATTGCTCGGCCTGGGCCAGCTTGACGGCAATCTGGTTGTTGAGACCTTTAATCACGCCGCCGTATTCTTCACGGGCGGCCAGAATGGCCTTGTCCAGCTGGGCCTGTGCCTTGTCTCGCTTGACGGTCAGATCGGCAATCTTGTCCAGGCATTGTTCATATTCGGCCAATGTGGACAGCCCGGTGTTGCGTGTTGTTATTTTAGCCATTGTTGTGTGTGCGTTTTTTGTTAAGTGATTTTTGCTTGCGGTGGATTGTTTGGAGAACATCTTTCAATGTCCGTTTGGGGTCAGTAATCCAGTCATAGAATTCTTGTCCCTTGACCGGAATCCATACATCCCCAACCCGCTCTATCTTGATGGCAACTTTCCCAGGCCAGCGGGAATCGCAGTTTGTCCAAGCGTTACCAAGACCGGGGAAACGGTTTAATTCCATGCAGATTTTTGTGCAGATAGTTTCAAGTTCAATAGTCATTTTTTTTGTTCTCAAGATTCTTTCGTTGATGGCAATGCGCCATTTTATCTGTTTAGAGGAAAGGGTCCTCTTACGCCATGTTTCAGAATAAAATATATATTCAGTGTTATTAATAGTTTTGTTGATCAATGCTTCCCGTAAACATGATAGATTAAGCGGTTTAGTAATATCCTTCTGAACTCTCCGTATAGCGGGAAAATTTTTGGATACATTAATATTCAAAATTTTTTTCACACAACAGTTCCCTACAATGAGAGAAATTCCGTTGTGAATATTCCGGATTACACAATGTTCAATGATGAGATGGCCGCAAATACACGTTCCAAATTCTCCGTCTTCGGGAAAATACGTTTCTACGTGTCTCCATTCCAATTTAGCAAGGTGGAAATTTTGAGATACGGAACATGCCAGCAGTTTTGACTTGAATCGACGAATATGGGAATTATTCATTTTTTTCTTTTTTCTGTTCGTGAGGTATGCATGAAATGCGCCCTCACTATTCAGGAGCATTTTCAAAATACATTTTTTCCTCATATATATTTCCCTCTCGTCTCTTTCAGAAAACTGCCGGCTTCCTCATTTGGTCACTTTTCTGCCACTAGGTCTTTCATGATAGTTATGATGATCAAAGGTTAGTTTTTTCTTGCTGAATTATGGCTTCCCACAAGGAAAATCTCATCCTTGAGTAACCGTCCGAGCACAGTGTACGGCGTCGCCAAAGTGCCGCAGTTTTTATTGCTGTTGGTGTTGTACATGATAGTGGAGTGGGTTAGTCATTTTGATCATCATGAAGGGCAATCAGGCGGTTAAGCTTTCCCAGCATGGCTTCCCTCTGATTTTCGGGAATGTTCACGGGCCAGTCCTGGCCCGTGCGGATGATGTTCTTTAGTTTGTTCCTTTCTTCCCAATCCACCACGATGCGGGCGCATTTGCTGTCTGCCCGCATGGTGGAGGGGGTGATGTAGGTGCGGATGTCCAGCGAGCCGTTGGCATACCGGATCAGGGCAATATATAAAGGAGCGGGCATGGTCAGGAGGCAGTGGCCAGTTTTTCCAGTTGCTTGTGAACGGCTACAAAATAGCCCCACGTAAATTCCTTGCCGGCCTTGCGGGCGGTCGTGGCTCCGGAACGCATGCGCTTGGTATAACGTCCCAGGCCGTACTGCTTGACCATTTCCTGCACGATTTTGAGCGTGGCCGGGTCGGGGTCCGGCAAGCCGAACGCCTGCCAGACGCGCTGCTGGTCGGCATAGGTGATGTTCTTGGGCAAGTAGATATTGATGCCGCGCAGGATGGTCTGGCTCAACACACCTTCCCAGCTCGCGGGCATCCCATGCCATTTCACCTGTCCGTTTTTGGACTGACCGGAAAGGGTCTTCCCCCATACATCCGTGCCTACCAGAGCCATGCCGCAATGCGTTTCATCATAGATTTCCCGCAGGGTTTCTATGGTTTTGAGGCCCCGCGCTCCGGTCATGCACACCTGATGCACTTCGTCAAAAATCAGGAGATGGGACGGAGTAACCGTCTGCTTGATGCGGTCCACCATCTTTTCATAGCGCAGGTTTTGCCCAAGGCCCAATTCACGGGCAATCAGGTTCACGACACGCAAGGCGGAAGGGGACGTGGGTATGCGTACCAGTACCACACGGCTGGTGTCGCAACCGGCTTGACGGTCGGCAATATCCTTGCGGCGCTTGTATTCTTCGCAGGCCCAGGTTTTACCTATTTGCGGGTTCCCCACCAGGCTGACAATCTCCTGGTACTCCACGGAATATTCAAAAGCCTGGCTGATTTTGCGGAATATGTCCGTATCAACAAACGGGATGCCCGCAACCCATGTCTTGTTGTTGTACCTGCGCCGGAAGTTGGCAATGCTGTTCACCACCTGGTCCGGAGCGGCTTCACGGCTCTCATAAAAGAGTTTGGAAAGCGTGGAGGGGGAATACCCCACAGTCTCGGCGGTTTGCTTGAGCGTCCATCTTTCCTGTTTGGCCGTAGCCACCAGCCAGGCAAGCAAGTCCTTGGTTCGTGGATCGTAGCCGGATGCCGCCAATGATGCGGCGTAGTTGTCCCAGAGGGACTCGGTTGTTTCTATGTTTGCGTCCATGTTTTGTTATTGGGTTGGTTGTTTGAAAAAGGGGTTTAACCGGGAATCATGTCTTCCAGAGAAATGTGATATTCCGCTCCTGCTTCTGGTTCCGGTTCGTCTTCCCTGTCAGGCAGGGATGGAGCGGCGAACACGTCCACGCCGGGAACGGAGGGCGCGCCGGGCAGCGCGTCCTGGTCGTCCGGAAGGGCGTCATGCTGCTGGCGCGCCAGGCGGAGCACGGCATCATTGTGATCCTTGAGCGCAGCCACGCTTTCCCTGGCAGGGGCATTGCGGACCTTGTAATCCATCATCAGGTCTGCGCGGCGGGAAGCGATCAGCCCCATTTGGGATTTCACGGCGTCCTCGTCATGCCTGGGCGCTGCCACGCTCAACGGTGCCGCCCCCAGGATGCCGCCGCGCTTATCCAGCACGATCACCGTATCCGGCTTGAACGGGTTGATCACTACGTCGTGCTTGTCGTCCGCCAGTTCATGCCGCCGTCCGTCGTCAAGGTCTGTATAATAGGCGTGGTAGATGCGCGGCTCAGGAGAAAGCGTCTTGTCTTGCAAGGTCATGTACCCCCGTTTGACGGTCAGGGTACGCACCTTTTCCGGCCCCAGCAGGGTGACGTACAGGTCCAGCGGTATGCGCCAGAGTTGCTTTTTACCCTGCTCCCACACAGCGGCGGGAGACAGGCGCGTTTCCCGGAGGCGCGAAGGATCGGCCAGCACCAGCGCGCGGATAGCCTGCCATGCCTGCAATTCCGCTTGTCCCCTGGTGGGATCGGGCAGTTTGTTTTCCGGCGTCCATACTCCTTCCGCCAGCGCGTACTCGCGGATCATGTGGCCGCATTCCCGCCAGCCTTCCAGCATGTGGTTGGTGCGGTTGTTGATGATGGCGTACACGTCCCGCAGAATCAGGCTGAACTGGTAAAAATCCAAGAAGGGGGATTTGATCATGTCGGCATACTCACCCAGGCGTGGCAGCGCCTTGCATAGCTGGTTCTGATAGGCGATCATGCCATCGGTGCTTTCCGGCTGGCGGCGGTCGCGTCCAGATTGCCCAGGGAGTGCCCCCAGCACGTTATGAATCAGGCTGTGCAGACATTCGATCATGGCCTTGTAGCGCGGATTACCCGCACCACGTCCGGCCCAGCCGCCCATCAGGGCGTTGCCGGCTCCGGTCATGCCGCCCATACCCACGCGGATCACGCCGCCCGTGCGGTCGTGTAGCGCGGCAATGTATTTTTCCGGCAGGTTGGCCGTGCCGTGTTCCATCATCAGCAGGCAGCCATCCGGATGGTAACCGGTGGAATAAAGGATGTTGGCCAGGAAGAGGCGGAACATTTCATTGTCCAGGGCTTTCCGCTTTTTGGGATCATCCGGCAATGTCACAAAGGGCATGTGCCCCCAGTCAAACCGGCAGCCGGACGCAACGTCATGAGCGCCGAATTCCAGCACGCGCACAGGCTTGCCTGCAAAGGTGACGTAGTGGTCATGCCATACGTCGTCGAACATGTATTGACCTCCCACGGGCAGCCCCACGCGGGAAGTGCGCACGTAAGGCAGCACGGCAGCGGCGGCGCGCGATCCCCATTTGCCCTGCTGTTTTTCGGCCTTGGTGCGGGCCAGCACTTTGCGGAGATTGGCCGCCGAGCATCCGGGCGGCAATGTGGCCTTGGTCCAGTCCTCAAACCCCGGCACTTGTTCCCTGCCGGAAATGATGCGGTGCTGGATTTCCAGAATGCCCTGCTGCTCCGATCTCTGGTGCTTGTCCAGGATCGCCTTACCCCAGGCAATGAAACGGGGGGAATGCACCCCCGTGTTGGCGGTGCGGGATTTAAGCGTGTTGCCATTTACCAAGGAACGCCAGTTGCCGGGGTCTTCACGCCAGGCATAGTATCTTTTTTTGGCAAGCCCCTTGCTGCATCCCATAGCCTTGGCCAGCCGATCAATAATGCCACCCGTGCCGCAAATCGGCAGGCCGGAAGGCAAATCAGAAAGGGCCGCCAGCCAGCAATAGACCCGGTCGCGGGTAGGCATATCAAGTGCCAGCCAGTCTGGATCATGGGCAGGTACGGGTACTTTTTTCATTTTTCTGTTGTTTTCAGAAGGTTGATTGGCTAGTTTTCGGCATGGAGTATTTGGTGAATTTCATAGCGGAGCACTGGTTTGAAATAGCTCTGTCAATAGGCACGGTATGGTTCGGATGTGTGTTCCCGGAATGGAGGAAAAAGAGAAAGATTCAGCTAGAAAAAGAAGCTAGGGAGTTAGCCAATTTATATGCCAACTTGAAAAAAGGTGATAATATCCAAAGAGGGATATACATTTTGCAAAATACAATCCAATTGGCGGTGTCTTGTGTTTATGAGGCGGTCTGGTGTGCAGCGTGGACCGTTATTCTTTTTGTAATTATAAGAACAGAAAACACTTTTATTATTTACTTAGTGGTACTTAATATTGGACTTTGTGGTGTAAAATTCTTCCTGGCTAAGCGCGACTTGGTATCTGCGGGGAAGAATGCGTTTGTATCTTTCTACAAGGATAAAATTGAAGAGGAAAATCCCGTAATTAATGAGAAGGATTAAGGAGACAAAGTGATCTTTCAGGAAATCTTTCATGATGTTATAATGATGGGATGTTAAAGCTGGAATTATCTCCCGTGGCGGCAAACACATCCGCCACGGGGAGGCTGTCCAGATTGCTGGGCCTGTCCTGGGCGGATTTTCGGGCGGACTGTACCTGGTCCAGGGTGGAGCGCAGCACGATTTCCAGGGCGGTCAGGTCGTCCTTGTCCAACAAGGCGTGGCGGCCAAGGTCGCAGAACTCGCTCAAGTCCTGGCAAAGTTTGTTTTTTGCGTAGGCGGCCAGCTTCCTGGCTTCCGCGAGTTCCGCTTCCGGATTGGTTTCTTTTTCCCTTGCCGGGCGTCCGTCAGGGTTGCCGGATGCCTGGAATCCGTGAGATTTGGGCGGAGTGACCACGCCAAAGTCAAAGTAGGCTTGACGAAGACTGTCGGCGTCGGACAGCTTGCCGATCTCTTCCAGCGTGCGGGCGTCTCGGCGGCCGCTTTCTATAAGCGCCACATCCACCGTGCCCAGCTTCCGGGCGCGCTTGAGCACTTCTCGGTAGAGTTTCATGTAGCGTTGAGCGGTCCTTTTGTCAAAAACGACACATGTGTCGTTTTTGGTGAATAAAGCTTTCCACTCTCCGTGCTGGGCTGCCGCTTTCATGCGTGCGAGCAACCCGCCCAGTACTACCGCAGTCATCCAGCGTTTCTGTTCAAGGGTTTGAATTTGCCCAGTCAATCCGGTGATCTGGCCGTGCAGCGCGTTGGCCCGGACGATTGCAATTTCCCAATCCCGGTTGGTAGTTGTCACCTCATTTTGAGGCATGATCTGAATCTCATATTTCATCTTTGAATTTTCTGAAAGCGATTTTGATTTTGCGCATGGCGGCGCGCTCAATGCTGAAAACCCGTTGCCGGGTCAGGCCCAGATAGAGGCCAATTTCCCGTTGCGTCAGGCTGCCGGCATGATCCAGGCCATAATGACGCCGGAATTCCGGCACCCGCCAGAGGGCCTGCCAAATGGCCCATTCTTCCTCCGTCATGGGGGTGTTCATGTTCACGTCGGCCTCAGGTTGCATGGCGTTACTTGGTGAGGGGTACAGGCAATACGGCGGTGCGGGCATCCTTGAGACCCTCGCGGACCTGGGCGGCTTCCTTGTCCAGGCAATAAACCACCGCCCAGGCCACCAGCCAGCCCATCAAGACCATAACAGTCACGGCACCAACAAATTCCGCAATATCCCGTATCGTGATCATGGTTTATTTCCTTGCTTTTTATCATTCCGTAAATCGGTTAATTCCTTGTCAGGCAAGGCAAGTAACGCATCAACGGTTGGTTTGTGTTTTCTCTCCCCCCGCACAACGCGACGTACATGACTGGGCGATTTGTTGATGGCATGTGCTGCTTGCGTAAAGGTGTATCCCTTGACGTTGTATAGCCAATGCACGGAGATGTTATCTTGTGCTGTCTCTGTAATCATGATAGGGTCTTTTTATGGCCGCCACTGTATGGCTTACTTTCCAAAAGTAATAATACTTCCATGAATAATCAAGGCAAAAATAATACTTCTGTAAATTTTTCTCTACGACTTTTGGAAATAATGAGACGTAGAGATTTGACACAAAAAGACTTAGCAACTTTGACAGATTTATCTCAAGGAGCTGTATCTAAATACTTAAGAGGAGTAAGCCTACCAAAATCGTTAGAACTTTATAAAATGTCAAAAGTTTTGGGCGTTCCAATGGAATGGCTCATGGGGGACGATGAACCATTATGTGAAAATGCTGATGATTACTGGCACCAAGAAGCTATTAGATTGAAAGCTAAATTAGATATGGCTGTCAGTACTCTGCAAGGTGCACTTCAATCTCTTACTTCTCAAAAATGATGAAATATCTCAATACAGCCATCTTGATTATTATTGTTATCATCCTCGGCATTCTCGTATTGAGGCCATGTCCCCCTCTCAAAAATTCTCCAGTACAATATGAGTATACTGTCACAGAGTTATATCCAACTAGCATAGTTGGTCGTGAAGTATTGCAACATCCATTTTATAAAAATCTTAACCAAGGTTGGGAACCTATAACTACATTCTTTTTATCATCAAATAATACAACTTGGTGCATAATGCGCCGCCCCAAACCAGCTCAATAGCATGACACAGCTAGAAATGGCTGACTGTAAATTTCATGCAGTCATTTTATTGTAACAAATTTACAATAAATTTATTATGCTGCGATACAGGTGTTAGATTTGCGTCTATAGTGGTGTGCATGAGCACCTTAGAAATACGCAAACAAACTGCCCACATGGGAACGCTGATCATTCGCCCGATCAGAAAAGATATTGCTAAAGAATTGATTATCAAAAATCATTATTCCCACAAATGGAATACTCCTTTCGGTTTGTATAACTTCGGAATTTTTAAAGAAACTGCCCCTGATGAATGTTTAGGAGTGGCGGTTTATGGCTGGCCAAAATGTCCACGAGCCAAGAATTACATTTCTGATGTACCTAATGGATGGATGTGCGAACTTAATCGGATGTGGATTGATGACGTGCTGGGAAAGAATGCAGAATCCATCCTCATCTCCGCATCCCTCAAACTGCTGCGCCTGTTTGATTCTTCCATTGTAGCTGTACAGTCATTTGCGGATGGAAGGCTAGGATGCGGAACCATTTACAAGGCAGCCAATTTTGATTATTATGGCTACCACATCACCCGCTTTTTTCGTGATAAATTAACGGGAGAAGTTTTCCAAGGGCAGGGATTAAGCAATGCTGATTGTCGCTCACGATTTCTTCACAAGAACATAGATTTGTTGCTTGGTAAGCTAGAATGTTTCGATGTTAAGACCTACCGCTATATTTACCCATTCCATAAATCCTTTGTTTTTACGGGAACAAAGAAGAAACCTTATCCTCCCTACGAGAAAGGAATCACCTCAGGAGTGGAAAAAATCAAGCCTGACCATTTAGTGGGGCGGCTCACTACGGTATTACAGGCTTTAGCTGCCAAATACCCCCACCAATAATAAAGCAAGCCGCCAGAAAAAATCTGGCGGCTTTTACATGGCCTGAAATATTGGAACAAGGCTGTTGCCCGTGTGTTATATTATGCACATGGACGCAAATATCACTCGCTGGGTGAAGGGGGGGACTTGTGGAGTGACGGAGGCCGCCCGGATACTTGGTTACAGCCAGGACACCGTGCGCCGGATGATTGAGGACGGCGAATTGATCGGTTGGCGTGCCAGGCGCGGAGGCCGTAAATTTTTGATGTACAGGGCGCAAGTAAAAGATGTCGCATCCAGGGCACAGGCTCAGGCGGTGCAGTATGCGCGGGACATGCAGCAACTGACGCTTCCCCTTTAATTTTGCCGCAAATGCCGCAAATACAGCTTTTGCGGCAAACGCCGCATTTGCCGCAAACGCCGCAGCACCATCCGGAAAGTGGGCTAAACTGTCCACATGAACGACGCGCAAAAACAAGATTTTAGAGCTGTAACGGATAGTGGAACGCATGACGAACAAGCCCTCACCCCGGCGTCGAGAGACGCCGGGGTGAGTGAGCCGGAGGCGAACGAATCAAACGCCGAGGCAGCTACCACGCAGCAAACGGCAAAGAATAATACGCCCTGGTATTTGAGCCGGACATTTTGGATCAACGCTGCCGCCCTGTTCTCTTTATTGGTGCCGGCAGTAAGGGATTGGCTTGAATCCAACCCTGTGGAATTTACAGCCGCCCTTGGGGCGGTCAACGTATTGCTCCGGTTTGTGACCGTGGGCAAGTATCAACTTGCAGAGCCGACCGGTGATCAGGATGGAGGCGCAGACAAGTCAGCGCCGAGAGCGTCCCATACATCCGGCGCCGGCGGCTCCGCTCTCTTGCTGATGATCGGCATGTCCCTGGTCATGATGACCTGGGCGTGCAGCAGCACGGACAAGCAGACTGCCGCCTGCGTGGCTCTTACTGACGGCCGGGTGGTGGTCATCCGTGGCGGGTCTTCCCTGGTGGTGGATCGTGACAACCACAGCGTTGCCTGGTCCCAGTCCACGCCGGAGGTGGTTGTGGTTCCTCCCGTGGTACAGGCTACTTCCAAGTAACCGGACTATTAACTTTAACTAATAACTATTAACTAATTGTGAAAGTAGCACTGGACATAGGGCATTGCTCCACGGGCGACCAGGGCGCAGTGAGCCGCGACGGCCTGGCCGAACATCCTTTTTGGGCGCAGTACACGCCGGCAATCGCCAGGGAACTTGAAAAGCTGGGGCACCAGGTGTGCGTCTTCCGGCGCGAGGATTACAGCCGCAGCATCAAGAATGAATGCGTGGCCATCAACGCCTGGGGGGCCGATGTGGCGGTAAGCCTCCATCTCAACTCTGCCGATAGTCCTGCCTGCAAAGGTGGGCATGAGGTGGTGCATTACGACGGCAGCACCAAAGGCATTGCCCTGGCCAAAGCGATTGACGCGCAGTTTGACCTGATCGCGGAGTTGGCCGACCGCAACATACGGACGCCTTATGCCAACCGTGGCGACGTGTTTTTACAGGGCACCGTCTGCCCGGCTGTGATAGTTGAGGGGGCTTTCCTCTCCGTGGAATCCGATGTCAAATTTATCCGCAAAAAGGGTGAGGTACTGGCCCAGGCCGTTGCTCACGGCATCCATGCTTACGCAGTGCAATGTGGGGCGTAATTGCAGAGGCGGCGGCCACCATGGACGCCGGAGCGGTAGGCCAGATGCTAGCCTACTTGATGGGAGCAGGCGTGATCGGCGGGGGTGGGTACGCGATGGGCAAGGCGCGTAAGTCACCCCAGCAATCAGAAGATGCCCAACGCGTTTATCTGGAAGATAAATTCGCCACCCGTGAAGAAGTTGCCGAAATCAAGCAACAACACCGGGCGGAGGTGTCCGACCTCCACGCGCGCCTAACCGGCATCACGGTCAAGCTCAATGAAATGTACGGACAGCAAAATATGATGATCGAAATTCTTAAATCACGGAAATCACTATGAACCAACATGCCAAGGTTAAAATCGCTATCCTGCGCAGTCTCAAGAGGATGCCCAAGACCTACACGATGCGCGACGAAGCATTGCGCGCGGAGGTCTGTCTGGACGTTCAGCCGCGCCCCACGCTGCTGGAACTGGAAGACGCCCTTACGGACCTGGAACAATCCTCCTGCATTATCGGCACCCGCAATGATCTGACCGGGGAACGCAAGTGGATGATCACGGATGCCGGCATATTGCAGCTTGGACAGATATGACTATCCCGGATGCCATTGTCTCCGTCGCCTCCATGGCTTTCAGCTTAACTGCTCTCTATTTATTTTTCAAATACCGATGAAGAAACTCCGTCAGGACAGCGTAGCCGCCAATCTGCCGCCCTATCTCCGGGACGCGGTGGATGAAATGTTCTTTTCCGGGACGACCTACAAGGCTGTGCAGGAACGGGTGGCGGAAGACGGCATCAGCTGGAGCCTGACGAGCATCGCGCAGTATTACCACAACCACGTCCAGCCGCTGATGGCGACACGCCGCAAGGACATAGCCGCCAAGCTCAACAAAATGGATGCCGGGGGGCTGGACGAAGCCGCCTTACAGGCGGTGCGCATGACTGTGTTCGACCTAGCCAGCGCTCCGGGAAGCGATCCCAAAACGCTCAAGATTTTGATGGATCTGGTCATTAAGGCCCAGCAGATGAAGCTGGATGAAAGAAAACTTTCCCTGCTGGAACAAAAGGCGGCGGAAGCCAAGCGGCTGGCGGAAGACACATTGAATTCCGCACGCAAGGGATTGAGCGCCGAAACAATCGCGGAAATGGAAGAACGCCTCAAGCTGCTGTAACGCCATGGGAAGAGCCAAAATTAAAGCCCCCGCTACGCTGTTTCTGCCTTGCCAGGCGAAATGGATCAAGGACCGGTCCCGCATGAAAATTGCGGAAAAAGCGCGCCAGATCGGTTTTACCTGGTGTTCATCCTACGCGGACATGACGGGGACGGCCAGGGCGAACAACCATATTGACACCTGGATCACTTCCCGCGATGCCTTGCAGGCCAAGCTTTATATACAGGATTGCCTGAACTGGTCCCATATCTACGGCCTTGCCGCCAAGGCGGCAGGGGAACAGGTGCTGCTGGATGAAGGCGGCAAAAAGCAGTCCGCCCAGGTATTGAGGTGTGCCAATGGCCATGCGATATATTCCCTGTCCAGCAACGGCGACGCCCAGGCCGGAAAACGCGGCAACCGCCGCGCGGATGAATTCGCCCTGAACCCTGATAACCGGCACCTTTATGGCATCATGTACCCCGGCATTACCTGGGCGGGAAACCTGTGGATATGGTCCACCCACCGGGGCAGCCAGAATTATTTCAATCAGCTGATCCAGGAAATCCGGGAGGGCGGCAACCCTAAAGGGTTTTCCCTGCACCGCATCACCCTGGAAGACGCGCTCAACGAGGGACTGCTGGACAAATTGCAGCAGAAATGGCCGCAGGACGACCCGCGCCAGGAATACGACGAAACAGACTATTTCAACTCCGTGCGGCGGGAATGCGCGGATGAAGAAACCTTCCTCCAGGAATACATGTGCATCCCGTCCGATGATGCAGGAGCGTTTATTTCTTATGATCTGATTGACGCCTCCGTCTATCCTGCCGGCACGGCCTGGGAGGAAGAACTGAACCCGGCTGCTCATTATGTCCTGGGCGGAGACATTGGACGCGTGCATGACCTGACGGTGCTGTGGCTGCTCCAAGTAGAAGGGAAAAGCCGCAGAACAGTGCGCATCATTGAACTGGTCAACACCCCCTTTGCGGAGCAGGCAGCCGTCATCGACAAATACGCAGCCATGCCCTGGGTGAAGCGGGTATGTCTGGATGCCACCGGCATTGGCCGCCAGCTGGCGGAAGACGCCCGCCGTCGTCACGGCAGCAAGGTGGAAGAAGTACAGTTCACGGCAGGGGTCAAGGAAGACCTGGCCATTACCCTGCGCCGCTGCATGGAAGACGGGGAATTCCGGATGCCCAACAAGCCGGAACTCATTTCAGACTTCCGCTCCATCCGCAAGGAAACCACCAGCGCGGGAAATGTGCGCTATGTGGGCGAGCGGACAAGCAACGGCCACGCCGACCGCTTTTGGGCGGCGGCCCTGGCCATCCATGCGGCCAAGGAACATGGAACGTGTTCCCCTCGCCGATGGGCCGCAACCGGCAGAACATGGCAACGCTGGAAAGGAGCCTTTAGACGATGAGACGTTTACCAAGATATGCCTCCCGCAACACGGTGGCGCCGTTTTACGACAGCCTCGCCTGGCGGGAACGTTACAACCCCCTGCCGGACCTGACGCCGGAAAGAACGGTTGAACTGTATTGCGCCTGGCGTGAAGGGAGGTATGCGGATGTGATGTTCACGTTTGACGCCCTGGAAGAATGGGACGACACGCTGGGAACGCTGGTGGACCGCCGCCTGTCCGCGCTTGGGGAACTGGATCACAGCATCAGCGTCAACTCCGATGCGGTGGGGGATGATCCGTCCCTCCAGGCCCTGGCCGACGACCAGCAGCGGACCATGAGCGACATCATGAGCCGTGTTTCCAACATGAGCGAGGTCATTGAACATTTGGGCCTGGCCACGTTTAGGGGATTCTCCCACCTGGAGGAAGTCATCGACGGCGACGAGATACGGCTGGAACCGGTGGACCAGTGGTTCTGGAACCGTCCGATGAAAAGAGGCCCCTGGTTTTACAATCCCACGGCAGTAAACAGCCTGTCGGACCTGCACCCTGTCAGTGACGGAGAATTGATCATCCGGGCGGTGCCCCGGCCGGTGGACATCGTGGCCCTGTTCGCGATCACCATCAAGGCGCATTCGGAAGCCGGCTGGGATGGGTTTATCGACGTGTTCGGTAATCCGGCCCTGTTCTTTGAATACCCGCCCGGAACCAGCGACGAAAAGGCGGCGGAATACGATGAAATCATGTTCCGGCTGCTGGGCGACGGGCGCGGCGGCTACCCTAACGGCGGTAAAATTGTGCCGGTGGAAACAACCGCCACGGGCGGAGTGACTTTTCAGGACCGGGCCGTGTTCGCAAATAAAAAGATGATCATGCGCGCCACAGGAGGCACCCTTACGTCTCTGGCGGAATCCGGGACGGGCACCCTGGCCGGGGAGGCGCAGATGGAAGTATTCCGGACGCTGGCCAAGGCGGAAGCCGTGAAAATTTCCGAAGTGATCAGCAAGCAGTTTGTAAACCGCTGGCTGGGCCGCCTCTATCCGGGCAAGCCCCGGCTGGTGTACTGGTCCATGGATGCGGAGGACGAAAAGGCCAAGTCCGCCAACGTGGACAAGATCACCAAGATGGCCGCCGCAGGCTACCGGGCCGAAGACGAGGAAGTCAGCGAAATGACCGGCATGCGGGTAACTTACCGGGAACCGGTGTTGCCGAGCATGGGAACTGCCGGTCTGCCGCTTCCCCTGATCCGTAACCGCGAATACACGCCGTCCTCCATGACGGGGGAGGAAAAGCTGCTCACCGTGCTGGACCCGGAAGCAATCAAGCGCCGCGCAGAAATTTACACCAGACTGCTGGAAGAATCCGCTGTGAGCGGCCTTGCCGCCGCCGCTGCCGAAACAGCCGCCCAAATGCCCGCAGAAGGGGCGCAGCCTCCGAAAACGGACAATGAGCCGCAAGAAGCGGGAAACCCCGTTGCAACCCCGTTGCAAAACGCAGGAAACGGCCAACCCGTGGCAGAGGAAGGCGAGCCTGTGAAGAATATGAGTCGGAGCGAAGCGGCACGGCACGCAGCCAACGTGCGCTGGGGGAAGGAACAAGGCAAGGGCACCAGCCGTGAAAGCAAGGAAAAGAAAAAGCAAAGCACGCCCCTGGTGGCCCCGAAAGGCTCCAATGAAAAAACGCAGGTGAAAGCGTTAAAAAAAGCCCTGGACCGTGTGGCCAGAAAAGGCGGCAGCGTGACGGGAGCCATCCATAAGGAAGGCGTGGGCGCTCTGACCGTAAAAGGGGGCACCGTTGGGAAAAAGCGGGAAGGATTCAAGGGAGGCAGCGGCGTGGCGCATGTGCTGCGCAAGCACGGCAGCCAGGGCATGAGCACCGGCAACATGGCCGTTACCGCCGTGAAAGGAAAAGTAACGCCGGACCCGCAGCCCAGCCGCAGCCGGATCATCCACCAGGACACCCAGGTAATCGTGGAACATGAAAACAAGAAAGGAAGCGGACGCAGGAACGCCAAGGGCGGCAAACTGCATACCGCCCACAAAAAGAGAACACCTTAAACAAGCGCGCCCAGGTCATGGACCTGGGCCTACGGCCGGATGAACGGAGATCTGATCCTCCCATCTACATGGTGGTTTCGGTGAGAACCCTCCGCCACCGGTTGCCGACCGGATTTTTACAGTAACACATCATCATCAAACATCAAGACGCGAACAAAGTCATGATCAACTTCATCAAAGAAAACGACCTGCGCCCCCTGGACGATCCGGGAAACGGCTGGTACATGATCGAAGCCAACGGAGATCACCCCACCACGCTGGAAGACGGCAGGCAAATTATCCAGGTACTGGACAATGAAGCCATGCTGAACTTGTGCCGGAACTGGGAAAAGGAATTGCTGGTGGATAAAGACCACCTGTCGCGCAACCCGGACAATGACACGGCGGCCAAGTCATGGATGAAGAAACCGGCTATCTGGGACGATAACGGGAAATACCACTTATGCGGCTGGCAGGAATGGACGCCCACGGGGCTGAATTTGATTAGTGGGAAGGAATACAAGCATTTTTCCACGGAGTACGAACCGGAAACCATGGAAAGCCTGGGAGGGAACCGCTACAGGCCCTGCCGCCTGGTCGGACTGGCATTGACCAACCGGCCCAACAATCGTGGGCAGAGGCCCATCACCAACCGCGAAAGCGGAAAACCAATAACCGACAACACATCAACGAATATGGAAGAGTTGAAAAAAATAGCCGAACAGCTGGGCCTTGCCCAAGAGGCAACCCTTGAGGAAATCCTGGCTGCGATTGCCACCCTACAGGAAGCGACAGTCGAAGCCCAGGAGGCGGAAGCGGAAGCGATCCTGAATTCGGAAGGCGCGGAAGACATGACGCCGGAAGAAAAGGAAATCATGAAGGAACAGATCATCACGAACCGGGAACGCGCCATCAAGGTGCTCAAGAACCGCGCTGCCGCCAGAGGCAAAGCCAACCAGCAGGGCAAACCGGCCAGCGCCGCCGTGTTTTCCCGCCCAATCATGAACCGCTCCGGCATGAACAACAAAGCGGACAAGACCCGCAAAGCCCTGTCCATCCGCGACCGCGCCCATGAAATCCAGCAGCGCACCGGTATGGGGTACTTTGAAGCCCTGACCCAGGCGCAGCGCGAACTTGGCGAAGCGTAACCCAATCATCACCCAACCATTAAAAAGGAATTATTCATCATGATCTTTCGAGAAACGGCAATAGCCCAGGGCAAATCCGGAGAAGACCTGCGCGACAAGGAAGGCTTCTTCCTGATGCGCAATGAGTCCGATGACCTGGTATGTAGCACCTCCACCATGGACAAGCCCGTGGGGGTGGTTCACATCGGGGCCGACAAGGGCAGCCCGACCACCTACCTCAAACCCGGATTTTCCGGGATCGTGGCCGTGAAGCTGGGGAGCGCCCCCGGCACGGTCAAGGAAAGCACGGACCTGGTGCTGATGGCCGACGGTCGTGTCAAGGCGCTGCCGACGTCTGCCGGCACCTACATGGTGGTGGCCACGGCGGCGGAATCCGGCGAAGGCGACCAGCTGGTCAAGGCGGTGCTGAGGCATCCGGCCCCGGTCACGGTGGCTGCCGGCTCCTGATGGCCGGATCATTTGGATTAACCCGAACATACTAGAACATCAATTATGTATCAAGATGCAAACACATTCAACGAAACCCTGACGATTTTCGCGCAGGGCTTCATGGCACAGCGGGCCGACAGTCTGATCGACTTTATCGCGCCTTACGTTTCCACCGGTACGGCCAGCGGCGATTACAAGCTGTTTGACAAGAACGACCCGTTCCAGATTTACGACGATACCGTGATTCCGGAAGACGGCGCGAGCCAGACGGTGCATTTCAATGCCTCCACGGGCAAGTACGACTGCGAACCTCACGGCCTGAAAATCCCCATCCGCGACTGGGAGCGCAAGCAGGCCGGCGAAAAGGGGTTTGCGGTCATGCGCAACGGCAAACTCAACACGCTGCTGTCCACGCAGCTGGTCAACCGCGAATACAAGGGCTGGGCCAAGATACGGGCCGCCGTAACGGCGGCATCCGGCAAGGGCGCCTGGTCAGGGACGGCCGGAGCGGACAAGGATCCGGTTGACGAACTTGACGCCCTGATCGAACAAATTAACAATGATACCGGCTCCATGCCCAGTTGTATGGCCTGGGGGCTGTCCGCCTGGCGCGTATTCAAGAATCATCCCAAGGTACTGTCCCGCCTGTCCGGCATTAAAGCCAGCGCGACGGTGGATGACGTGCGCGGCATGCTCCTGAATCCCAACATGGACATCCGGATCGGCTCCATGCCGGTCAATACGGCCAAGCTGGGCAAGGCGGCCGTCAAGAAAGGCATCCTGGGCGCGGACGTGTTCATCTTCCATAAGTCGGAAAGCCCGACTACGGAAGACATGAGCGCCGTGAAGACGTTCACGATTGACGCTCCCGGCGTGGCGGAAGTTCACACGTTGAGGGATGATCTCAACCACAGGGAATTCGATGAAGTGCTCTGGTCGGAAGATTTGAGAATTACCGCTCCGATCGCCATCAAGCGCGTTTCCGTATCTTAACAACTCACAGCTTCCCCGCTTATGGATTGGCAAACGGTCAATGAAAGTATCCTGGATGAAGCACTGGCCCCGAATGAGGTCCAGAAAGTCCGGATGAAAAGGCAGGACATGGTGCAGCAAGGTGCGCCGGACCCTGTGGCCGAGATTGTGACGGCTGTTCCCGCCGAAATCCGTTCCAGGATTGCGGCGGGCGGCCGAACCCGTTTGCGGGGGAGCGGTCAGGATATTCCCAGAGAACTGCGCTGGGTGGCCGTGGCGCTGGCTCGCTGGCGCTGCCTGGTGCGGTTTTCCCTGGGGGTGACAGAAGAACGGACGGCGGACTGGAACCGCGCCAACAAGGTGCTGGATGATCTTTCTTCCGGCGCTTACGTCCTGGCGGATGACGGCGGAGATTCCACGCCTCGCCCCCACTATTCCGGCCGCCCCATCCGCTGGGGGCCGCGCACCCGCAACGGCGTCATGTAACGAACCAAGACCATGCCATCCCTGATCGACATCATCAATGCCCTGAAACTGCTGCCCGTCAATCTTACTGCGGCGCAGTGGGAAGGCATGCGCGCCGACATCCGGGAGCGGGCCTTTTTCATGGCGCTGGTGGATGAAGCCCACATCCTACAGGAACACAGGGATGCCGTGAAAGGAATGACTGGCGGCAGCCTGTCCAAGACGGAAGCCCGCGAAGCGATAGGAGACTACCTGGCCTCCGCAGGGTATCAGCCTCAGGAGGGCAAGGAAGGAACCATACAGGACTTGCGCACCGTGCAACGCCAGAACCTGGTGCTTGAAACCAACCAGGCCATGGTGGCCGGCTACGCGCAGCAGGAACTGTTCCGCGGTTCCGTTGCGTTTCCGGCCCAGCGTCTGGTGCGCATTGCGGAACGGGTGGAAAAACGGGACTGGCCGTCACGCTGGCGTGAAGCCTATGCCCTGGTAGGCGGCGAAGGCGCAAGCGCCCAGGAAATGGTGGCCCTGAATGATTCTCCGATCTGGACAGCCTTATCCCGTTTCGATTTGCCCTATCCTCCCTATGACTACAACTCCGGCATGGGACGGCGCCCCGTTTCCTGGGATGACGCCCGGCGCTTGGGCCTGGTGAAGCCGGAAGACGCGGCGGTGATTGCCGCCCAGGGCAGAAAGCGCAGCTCCATGAATTCCGGATTGCAGGCTTCCGCCGCAGGTCTGGATGCCGATGTTATGGCCCAGGTGGCCGTCCTGTCCGGAGGACGGGCCGTGAAGGACGGAAACGCTCTTGTCTGGAAAGGAGGACAGGCGGCATGATCCGTCTCAAGGTTGACATAACCGGCAAGCTGGATTTGTCCCATGTGGACGCCAACGCCGTAGCCATGGAAGGAGCGCGGGCGGTTTATGCCGAGGTGCTTCATAGTCTGGATGAAATGGGGCGCGCCTCCCAATCCCGCTATTTCTGGCCGGAAGCTGCACAGAGCGTCACGCCTCCCCGGCTGGACGGGAAGATGGCCGTTGTCCTCATCACCAAGAAAGGGGTGAGGCTGCACTGGAAAGGGGGAACGGTACGCCCGTCAGGCAAGACATCCCGCGTCACCGGACGACCGATTAAAAGCCTGCTGGTGCCGTTTGACGATTCCCCGATACGCCGCCGAAGCCTGGCAGAAGCCGGCTATGATCCGAAGGAGGTCATGGTGCTGAAATCCGAAAACGGCCGTCCGTATCTGGCCCATGTCCGTAAATACAAGAGGAAGGTGAACGGCAAGACGGCCAAGGTCACGCCCCTGGGGTATTTCCTTAAATCCGCCACGATTGAAGCCAAGCCGGAAGTGATGCCCTCCGCAGAAACCTTTCAAACCTCCGTCCGTCAGGCGGTCATGCAATACTTGGATTTACAATGATTACGATTCAAGATTCCCCTGAATTTACCTTTTGCGAAACGGTCATCAACCGTTTACGTGAAAATGAACATCTGTGCCCCTTGGTACTGGAACAACCCTATGACCGGGACGACCAAACTCAAAAGCTGGCCTTGGCCGACCGTCAATATGATGGAGCCGTGGCCGTGATGCCCGCTGGCTTGGGCATGGATTGGCAGGGGGCCGACACCGCCAGAGTGTGCATCTGGACGGCACGGGTGGCCGTTCTGATCATGGTGACGGCCAAGACGGAGGAAGAATCCGGATTGCGCCGGTCATCCGCCCTGCTGGCCGAAGTGATACGCACCTTGTCAGACTGGGACCCCGATGCCGGAGACGGTTTGATCATGGAACCGTGGTTTGTCGGGACGGCGGATTTGATGGCAGAAGACGTCGCCGACCTGGAAAACATTGTGGGGCGGGTAGTCTTCCTTTCGCGCCGCATGCGAGTGTAACAATTTTTCAACCCATAAAGAACCATGGCAAAAGCAGAAACTAAACAGGAACAGGCCCCGGCAGCAGCCGAGGGGGAAGCAAAGCAGGAAACCGCCGTCAAGGTGCGCATCCTCAAAACGGGAACCGAGATTGACGGCTGGCGCTTTGCCGCCGGCGCGTCGGTGACGGTAACGGCCAAACAAGCCGAGGCCCTTATAGCCGATAAGGCCGCCAGGCGTGTGTATTAACTTCTGGCTCAACTATTAAATAAGAAAGACTAAATATCATGAGTGAAGCAACAAGACGAGTGAACTACCTGATTGGCGGCATGCCGGTCAGGATTGCCAAATTCGGAGCGACGGACGGCAGCAAGACGGTAGGAGCGGACGCATGTCCGGCAATCCCCACCTCCGAAGCTCCCGGCCCCTGGCTGTATCTGGGAAAAATCAAGAGCGGACAGGTGGAGCAGGTCAAAAAAAACGTCCAGATTGAGGGCGTGAATGACGCCACCGGCATGTATGAGACGGAGGATGTAACCATGGTGCAGCAGTACAAGCTGAAATTCACCACGCAGTACATTGCTCCGGAAGTGATCCAGCTGGCTTTTGGCGTGGCCGATGAACTGGCGGACAACCAGGAAGCCGTGCCGTTTGTGTCCAACGGAGAAATCAGGGTCTGGCTATATGGCCGCCTGACGGACCACGCCGAAAACGGCAAGGAACTGATGGAGTGGTGCGTCATGGGCAGATTGCGGCTGACGAATACTCCAAATTTCGCGTCCGACCCGGCAACCGCCGAATGGGAATTGAGCATTGAATACAGCCCGCTGCAAAAGCTGACGCCCAAGGCGCTGGCATCTCCGGCGACGGCCTGATGAAAACCCGGAGGGCGGAGGCTGACAGCTGCCGCCCTCCACAACCTCACGAGACATGGAACTGGTGATTGATGGCAGAACAATGGCGGTCCGCTGGCCCTCCGGTGTGCCGGTGACGGATGTGTCCCTGGTGCTGGGCGATACGGTGCCGGTGCGCATCCGTGTGGATCATGCACTCACGGATTGCACTCCGGCGCTGGCGGTCAAGCAGACGATAGGCAGCGCCGATCTGGTCATGACCGTGACCGCGTTTACCCGCCAGGATGACTGGCAGGAAGCGTCCTGGGTGGTCAATACGGTTCCGCTCCAGGAGGCGCTGGACAGTGCGGACCGCGTGGAGCTGGTGGGCGAGGTGGTGCTGGTGGCTCCGGACGGAGCGCAGCACACGTCCCGCCCGATCCGGGTGACGGTGCGCCGGGACATCCTGCCGGCGGATTACGCGCCGCCCGTCGAAGTGCTGGCCGACTGGTCCGAACTGGTGGCCGCCGCCCTGGCCGCGCAGCTTCCGGCCGCGCTCAAGGATGCGGGAGTGGAATTGGAAGCCGCGACCGGGCAATCCACCTTGTCCAGCGGAGACGCCGCCGACACCTGGACCATCGTGGGAGGCTATGCGATGACGTGGGGAGACGAGATACTGGCCGGGCATCTGCCCGACAGCTGCCGCCTGACGAGTATTTCAACCGTGTATTTTTTTGACAATCCCGCCCTGAATCAGTATTGCCTGCGGATTTGGAAGCTGGTGGACGGAGCTTACAGCCTGATTGGCACCTCCGCCTATGTGTCCAACCTGTCCAGCGGCCAGACGGTCACGTGGGTATTTACGCCGGGCGTTCCCTTGACGCGCGGGGATGTCATTATTATCCAGGTGTGTGAGGGGACGGAGATGACGCCCTACGCGCTGGGCATGCACGCCGTACTTACTCCGTCCGTCCCTGGGCGCGGCCTGGTGGCGGAGGTGGCCAACCCGCCCGCCGTGAACGGCACGATGGCCCCGCTGATGACCGTGGTAGTGGACTATGACGACGGCATTACCCTGGGAGGGCTGGAGCTGGCCACCGCTAGGCAACTGGATAGCCTGGGGCGGGATGTGCGTCAATCCTCCGCGACCGCCGAGGCTGCGGCGCGGACGGCTGGCCAGTCCGCCGCCACCGCGTCCACGGCTGCCGATAATGCCTCAACTTCTGCCACCGCCGCGGCCAATTCCGCGACGGCGGCGGCTAATGCTCTGGCGGCCATACCTCAAGTAGATGATGCAGGCAACATGACGCTGTCCGGAGGTCTGACGGCGGCGGGGGCGATTAACGCCAACGGCGGCGTCAACATCCCGCTGGCCGTGGGGGCACCGACCGATACGGGCGCGGTTAATCGCTTTTATACGTCAGGATTGGCAGGAGCTGTATCAGCGTTGGTTCAGCCAATATACCTTAATTCCAGTTCGATCACAGTCGCGGGTTCCATTTCTAAATCTTCCAACGGTACTCTTGCCGGGTTGACGCAGCGTTTTTCGGTGGGCGCGGCTTCTGCCGGGTCCAATGCGTACGGGTCAGCGGTTATTCCCCTGACAGGGCCTAACGGCCAATTTAATTACAGTTCTGTCTGCGGATTTTCCCTTGCGGTCAATGCGACAGCCTTCGCCAAATTTACTTTTGGCATAGGGCGCGGCTCAAAAACCAACAGAACCGGGTTGACGATGGATTCTTATTCTATGATTCCGGGGAACGATCTGGCCGTCAACCACGGGGAAATCATCGATGTTACCATCAATACGCCTTACGATACTGTCCGCAAGGGATATGAAATCAGAGTAAGGGAAATCTTTTATGTATCGTCTGTTGGACACTGGCAGGTGAAGACGACAACCGTATTTCTTTCAGTAGGGACGAATGAGCTGATGCCGAACGGGCTGAACAGGCTTATTTACATGCAGAGCGGGCCGCCGAGTACAGCAGTGCGGGAGGAAAAGGCGGCTCTTTATATGGAGCTGGGAGGCGGCAGTACCAATACCCTGTTCAAGATAGCTTCTCTCCGCGGCTTTATCTCTTTCGAGGCCGGCACAGGCGTAAGCACTCTGATCATCGACGCGCGCAATGAGAAAACATATGCCCTTTCAGCCGACGCGGGCACAGGCACCAGGCACCTTTATTCCAATGGATTGACCAATCCAACCTATCACGCATTGGAAGCAATGGCCGTCAATGCTATTGAAGCCGAAGAAACGGCTGATTTTGAAGATATTAACATACCTCTCTAGTAATGAATAACGCAGAGATACAGATTCAGTTTCCTAAGCCCGGCAACTGGCAGGAATTCACCCTGACAGCCATTTATCAGGACAAGGGCGGATATAGACCTCCGGCGCGCTATACGCAGGACGAGATTCCAGCCGACCAGGCCCCGGCTATGCAGTCCGTCGTTACCGCACTGGAGGGACTGGCGGAGCCGTGGCAGGCGTCCCAGGTGTGGGCAAGGCTGGGAAAAGATGTCCTGACCCTTGCGGAGGATGGCGCCTATACAATGATTGATGCTGTGTCTTTGACCGTGGAGGCCGTCCATGTGGACACCAAAGGCCGCAGGATTTTTACAGTTTCGGACTACCCGGAGTTCATCATTACCGCCCCCGCCGCCGTGGAGTTTTTCAAGCATTTCACTACCAGCAATCTTTAACTGATTATGGACGCATACCGTTCTCAGGATACAGTGATCTACCGCCCGATCGGGGACGATGCCCCGGAGGCGGTGGCCTTGTGCAGTTACGGGGATGTGATGGTTTCCCTCGTGGATGTGGCGCCCTCCGTCCAGGTGCAGCGCGAGGCCGTGATAGGCAGCCGCTGGATGCACCAGGCGGCACGCGGCAATGCCGGGTTGCAGATGTCTTTTTCCCTGGCGCGGGCTTTCAGCACTTACGCCGCTGCCAGGGCATGGGGATTGGACATAGCGGAATTGCTGGCGCTATACCCGGAGGGCATGGTCACCTGGATGACCGCCTATCATGCCGGCATCCCGCAGCGCACGCGGGACTACCGCGCCACCCTTGACCATGTGCAGCCCTTGCCGCCGACCAATGATCAGCGGTATGGAGCCGCCGCGTTTTGGGGTGTGCTGGAAATTCAACTGTTCTTAACCGGAGACATTGATTGACCTATGGATTACGACGTAAGCATCAGCATTGGCACGACAGCGGATTTGAACGGACTGAACAAGGCGCAGCAGGCCGTGGACGGTCTGGCCAAAGCTGCCGGCAAGGTTCCCGGCAGCTTGTTGTCCGGGGGCGTGGGTGGTACCACGGCCCCGGATTACACCGGGGCAGCCACCGGAGGCGGCATGTCCTGGCATCTCGAAGGCGCGTCGGAACTGACCAGCTCTATTAAGCAGGTGAACAAGACCATCGGGGCCGCCGCCCAGGGGTTAAAAACAAATTCGTCCTGGCTTTCGCGTAGCATTTCTACGTTGGCGTCATTACCTGGTAAACTCCAAGAGTGGGGCAAGGGTGGCATGGACCAGATGCGGCGGTTTAATGGCGGCTTGCAAAACATGGCCAATATGGCCAACCTCGGGAAACAGGCTTGGGATTTGGGCTGGAGCCTGGGGCAATCTCTCTCCAATGCATTTGGCACAGGGGCAGACAAGATCAAAGATAAGGTGGCCACCGCTCTGGATGCGGCCAAGGCCAAAATGACCGCGTGGCAAGCTTCGCTTTCCGAAACCCTGTCCAGGCAGAAAGAGGAAAAATGGTTGAAGAAGGAAGAAACTGGCGTCAAGCAAATCAATGCGGCTTATGAAGCCCGTAAGAAGGTGATTGAAGACCTGGACCGTAAGGCCCAGGCGCGGCTAGAACTACAGAGCAAGCTCTTACAGATTGAAAACGAAACGAACCGCAGCATCATCCGGCAGCGACAAATCAGAGGGGAAATTTCAGAATCTCAAGCGCGCGACGAACTGGCCAAGCTGGATGCCAAGGACGCCGAGGATCGCCGCCGCATTGAGCAGCAGCAGGCGGAACAAGCCCTCAAGACAGCCCAGCAGCTGGCCGAGGCCAAGGAAGAACAGGTGCGCCGCCTCCAGGAGTTCCTGCGAATGCCAAACAAGGGCAATGTGGAGAATTTGAGCAAAGAAGGCTTGTTAGGCCAAGTGGATGACGTTAAGGCGACGGAAGCCGCCTTGAAGGATTGGCAGCGCCTGGCGCAGCGCAGAGCCGCCTTGGAAAAGGAAATTGCCAAGGATGACGGTAAGATACGGGACGGGATGTTTTCACCGATAAAAGCCGCCTTTATCCCACAGTGGCTGCAAAAGAAGGCCCAAGACGAAGAAAGCCTCAAGTCCGTACTGGCCGAACAACAGGCCATGGCCGGCCAGTACGGCATGGAGGGGCAGGATTTTGGACAGGTAGCAGCCATGCTGGCCAAGCGGTCCCAGGATGCCCGCACCGCCCTGGACAAATCTATGGCTCTGATCAAGGGAACCGGGTTGCTGGGGGATTTGCGCGGTAAGTCCGGGGATGCTGTATATCTGGAATATGCGCGGGTGCTGGATGTGGCTCAAAGTGTAATCAAAAACGGAGCCAAAGATATAGAAGCCGCCCTCAAAGAATCCGTAGCCGCCCAGGATTCCGTTGACCAGGCGGGGGTGCGGCTACGGGATTTGCTGGCCCTGCATGGCGCGCAGCGTGCAGCCGAGGCCCAAGTATCAGCCGAAACGGGCAAGACCAACGCCCAGCAGGACGACAAGCAACATGCGGCAACACTGGCCAACGGCATAGCCGATCGTCTGACCAAGGCTGCTGAGGCCCAGCACAAGGCAGCTGAGCGGCAGACCAAAACCGCCGAAAATGCCAAGACACAACTAGGATACACGATAGAAAGCTTGAATCGGTATGCTGAAAAGTATGAGGATACACCCTTGTCCGGAGGCATAGAACGGATATTGCAGACCATTGCCAAGCTACAAGGAAAACCTGTTAAGGACCGCACCAAGGAAGAAACCAAAGACCTGGAACAACTCCGCAAGTGGATTGAAAACGTCAAGGATGATGGACGGTTTGACAATCTGGTCAAGGCGGCGACGGCGGCCCTGGATAACATGGACGCTGCCCTGGTCGCGGAGAAGAAACGGAAGGAAGCCGAAACCAAGGCCAAAACTCTGGAAGAACGGTCCCGCAAATTGACCGACTTGACCGGACAAATGGATAGCAAGGGAAAAACCGTGCTGGAGCTGGATGACTGGCTTCGTAAGCAGAGTGGCCGTATTACCGGACGCATGGGTGAACTGGAACGCACGGACATGTCCGGACGCCTCCCGGAAGTGGAGGCCCTGGTGCGCAAGGTACTGTCTGACCAAGGCGACGGCGGGAAACAGATCACGCGCAACGAATCCAGCCAACTCACCAAGATGTTGCGGCAACTGGAAGCCATTTCTCCACGTGACGGCACACCGGAACTGGAAGAGGCCATCGCCCTGATCAGGGATATGATGGGCGCCTACCGCTCCACCTCAACCGCACAGGGGCATGCCATGAACGAAATTCGAAAACTGCGCCAGGAAGTGGCCAGAATCAAGAGTCAAACACAGTTTGGACCGCGCAGATGAAGATTGTTGAACTTACGGACAAGGCCCTGGAAGACGCGTCTTACAGCTGGCAGAATTTTACGCCGATGTGCGTTTCCTGGCGGCAGATGATCCGCCGCAACGATGATCCGCCCCCCTATGACTACAAAGAGCCGGCGCGCATTGTCTGGAATGGCTCCACCATCATGGAAGGAACGGTCCGGCGGTGCCGGCCTTCCTTTTCCGGCAACAGCTGGGCGTGGAATATAGAGGTTCATGACATTCTCAAGCCGCTGGAAGGAACGCTCTGCTTTAACGCCTCCGGAAGCCTGAAAGGCGCTCTGTATGCTGGTGTGGAGGGCGGCAGTGGTGCGGATGCTCCGCGCAAAGTGTCTATTGCCGGGACGGTGGCCCGCATCCTGAAAGATGCCCGCAAGTATGGATTGCTGGGGGCGGAGGTAGGAATTCGGGTGGACGTGTCCCCCACGGCCTGGGTGTGGGACACGGCGCTGGCATGCGATACTTACGCAGGCGTGTTGCGCAAGCTGCTGGGGGCACGCCCTGGCATGGTGTGCTGGGTTGATTATTCCGGTTCTTATCCTGTGATCAGAGTTGCGGATGGAGCCGCCCTTCCTGCGGTCACACTGGATCGCGCCGGGGATTTGCTGACGGCCATAGATTTGGACCCGCGCCATGACCTGGTTCCCCCTGCGGTGGGCGTGGTGCTGACGGCCGGGAACATGGCCCGTCAATCCCAGGTTTGGCCGCGCGGGGCCACCCTGCGCCAGGAGGGATGCGTAACCGTGCAGCTGGCCATGCCCGGAACCACACCGGAAACGGAAGACGAACCGGCCAGCTCCGAATCTCCCATCTGGTCTTTCTTAAAGCCCGAGATACTGGTGCTTGGAGACAAGCTGCCCACCGGACCTGATGACGCGGCCGAGTGGTGGCAGGGGAAAGTTCCCAAGCTGGCGGAAGTTCCGGGGGCGCGTTTCGGGGCTGTGAAGAAAACCGTTCTGAAAAACAAGGCCAGCGACGCCAGCAATTACAGCACGGCGGAAAGCGCCCAGGTTTATGAGTTGTTCAAAGGGGATTTGTCACCGGCATGCAAACTGATCAAGTGGTGTTATGTATCACTGACGCAGGAAGTTTATATCACAGTGCCGCCCCGTCCGGGGTTTGAATTGCTTTTTGGCAAGCAGAAGATAGTGAACGGCCAGAAACGCTGGTACAGCAAACTGACATGGAGGGGGCGCACGGTCAACACTCCCAGGCGCTGGTACAGGGCCGACAAGTCCGGGACAACGGGGCCGGAAGATGGTTCCCCAATACCGGATAAGCCGGACGACACAGGAGGAACAGAGCAGGAATGGCCGGATTATACCGGCGTCCTGCGGGATTATTATGAGATTACCCGGCAGCTTCCCTGGGAGGGGACGTTGCAGTCCTTGCGGGCCTTGTCTCCTGCCGGGTTGGTAGGCCGTCAATTATCCATTACAGGCGGCCGCGCGGAATGGGTGGATATGTCCACCGTGGTGCAAGGGGTAAGCGTGGATTTGGCCGGCAGCCGCACGTCTATCAACACAGGGGTTCCGGCGCATTTATCGTTGCAGGATATGATGGATCGCGCCAAGTCCCTGCAATCCGGACAGGATGATCTGGACCAAGATGACCAGCAGGACAACCCGGTCCAGACTCTCCAATATGACGATGATGCCCGTAAATCTCCGGAGGCTCCCACTTTTGGGCCGGAAGGGGAAGTCGTCTGGACCGAGGCGCCCGACCGACCAGCGGTTTTTGGGTTCCAGGTCGTTCTGGATTGGGATGATGATAATACCACTGTCACTGGCTATCGGCTGCGGCCGGGCCTGCTGCTGCTCAACGGGACGACGTTCTGCAACGCCGCCCCGGAACCTACCGAGGGAGACTGGTACAAGGGAGCCGTTACCAGCGGGGAAATTTGGCTCAATGTGCGGTTCAACGGCAAAGGAAAGTACCAGGGCAGCACGGTAGCGTATTCGCAAGGCCAGGTGAATCCTTTGCGCCTCCAACCGGAAGAACCGGACGGGGAAGAGTTTTATTACTCCTTCCATCTGGCCACCATTACAGCCGATCATGAAGTCATCCAGTATGAACTGGGTTCCATCCAGATTCCTGTTCATGGCGGTTCCAATTATCCCTACGGCCCAGCCTGAACAAAAGAGAAACAACGATGATCAGAATTACCATTTTAACTTTCAATCGTGATGCGGCGCTGTCCCTGGCGGCGTTGCGTTGCGTGCGCCGGCGTTTGCCGGATGCCGCCGTGACAGTGGCCGATGATGGACACGATCTGGTCACGGCAGAGGTAGTCGTCCAAATGCAAGCCCTAGGCGCCAGGTATGTGCAGACGGATTTTCCGCGGCGCGGCAACCTCAACGGCAGTTCCTGCGTTCGTGGCATCTTGGCGACGTTGCTGGACGGCACGGCCGATGACGATGTTGCCATCAAGCTGGATGCCGACACGGCATTACGTTCTGACGGCCCTGTGCGCCGGATGCTGGCGGCGGGCGCGGAAGGATTCGGTAGCTGCTGCGACGGCCGGATCATGTGCGGCCTGTGCTACGGATTCACGGGTGCCGCGTTGCGCCGCATGCTGACGGTTCTGGACCGCTTGCCCATTGGGGGAGACGATCCGGAGGATATAGCAATGGGTCGCCTGGCCATGGCCGCAGGGGTTCCCCTTCACATTGAGCGGCCCTGGGCAGCATCACGGCCGGAGGGGCGCTGGGCGGCCTACCGTTGGCCAACGATGCCGGCAGTATCCAAGTATGACCGGTTGGACGTGGTGACGCTGGGTACCCTTCACATGCCCCGGCAGCAGATGGATGAAGCGGAGTTCGTCCGCGTATTTGACGAGTTGGCCGCCAGGGATGTGATCAGGGAGTAG